CGTTACCACCGCTAGCACGCTGTACTTTATTAAAGATAACGCTAGCATCACCCATTGACAATTGGCTACCTGTAACTGTTAGTGTGGCATTAGGCGCTAGTACATTAACCCCATCTTTTACTGTTAGCCCTTCTGCATAATTGCCATTATCAAAGCAAACAATAGCATCTCCACTACTAGCAGCAGACATAGCAGCAGTAAAGGTTAAGAATGCAAGTTCTATAGATGTACCTGCATTGCTGTCGTTACCGTGCTTCCCTACATAATATATATTTTGTTCAGCTACAGCATAGTCAGAAGCTTCTATCTGTCCTAGTATGTTACCTATTTGAGCACGGGTATATATATCAGATATACCCGGTTGTAACAGTACATTATCTGTTCTAGCAGGGGTTGTATCTTCTGTATAATCCCATATGATTTTATCTGCCATTATAGTTCCTTATAGTGCTGCTAAATTATCTCCATTAACGTCTACTACGTCGTCATTGTTTGTGTCTATGATAACCCCAACAATAGGCGGAGGGACATTACCAGCACCCTTAAACCTTTGCATTTGTAAGAAGTACCAGCGTAATGCTTGCCAGTATCTAGCTTGTGTATATCTCATTCTAAAGCCTCTGTGAATACGTCATACTCCACAAAACGTACAACGTTATCTTTGTCAGGGTACATTATAGACGCAACCGGTTTACCATCCGCATTTACTTGTGTAATATGCCCGCACTTACAAGATAGATTGCACCTTTGCTGTACTCCGTGTTTAATACAGTCAACTGAAAAGAACATATCACTATGTGGTATCTCCCCGGTACTTGTATGATCTTGCCATCCTACCCTAAAGGGCAACCAGGAAAATACATCCTTATGTATTAGTGTACAGCCAAAGCCTACACCGTCACAATCTATAATGCTATCAAAATTAGCTTTGTATACATCTGGGAAATTACTTATAGATATACCCGCTATATTAGCCTCATCTATACCTAACCAACAAGATGTTATATAAGGGTGATATCGGAATACATACATACCGTAAGCTACACCGCTATTACAGTCTAGCAATAGCTGTATAGTATTAGGTGGTATGATCATATCCTCTTCTACAAAGAGCATATAGTCATAACCCATAAGTACCGCTATATCCCTTGCTTTGTTCTGTTTATCGGTTAGGTTATTACGCCCCCTAGGATCGTAATTACCTTTGTCGTCTTTCGTTGTATATCCCTGCCAAGGTTGAAAATAGTCAACGGTGTACCCGTCAGGGATATCTAGCTCATAGATGCACCTCAAGGTATGCTCATTGATCTTTGTGTGTACCGGAGTAACAATTAATATACTAGGCATATATCCCCCTTTATGCCTTTCGATATAGCCTACCTGTAAAGGGGTAAAGCAAGCAGGCTATACCTTAGGCATTATATAATTATTCTGCAATCTCTGTTTCCGTAGTAACGGATACATCACTATCACTAGTAGCCGGAGGATAACGTACATCGGCTGTTAGAATATGAAGTGTGGCAAAAGTATTAGCACTGCCACTTTTCATAATAGCTCGCAAGTACCGGGTGTTAGCGGGCAATGACTGTGCATCAGTTTGAATTACTGTAACCCCCTGTACAGATGTACTATCCTCTCCGGTTAATTGGAAAGTCTGTACATCTTCGCCTACAGTCAAAGTATTATATTCCGCAACACCCCCACTAGTATTACCATACTTATTACCTACAGCAGTACCACCAGCACTTGCACTTGTAAGTACACCATACTGAATAGTAGCATCAACGGTACCAGTACCCAATGATCGCAAGATAAAAGCTACTTGTCGTGTTTCATCCATATCGATAACATCTGATGTAACTTGCTGTGTAGCTCCTGCAGCGTCACTACCATCAATAGCCGCAACGTACAAGCCAGTGCGTTCCATAATTCGATCAATATAACTCATTGTTTTATCTCCATAATAGCTAATGGGTATACCTTCCCATTAACAGTGTATTTATATCCGTACGTATCTGCTATATAGTCTATAGCGTCTTTTACTTCAGGTATTTGTAGATCGTGGAATAATACATATTCCGGTTGCAAGGATACAATATGCTCAAATTCTTTAATTACTTGTTTGTATGTGTGTTCAGTATCTATCAATACGATCTGTGGATAGATACGCATAGCAGCATAGTCAATACTTGTGCTATCCCCTATGATATGCTTTACATTCGTACATTCTTTCGGTATGTATTGGGAGCAATCTTCTATATCCACAGTATGTACTATAAAGCCTCTGTGAGCAAAAGCTGATGTACTTACCCCCCAACGTGTACCCAATTCCAGTACAATACAATTTTCCGCCATACGTTCTATCAATTCTAAATGTTCAATCATATCAGATGGGAAGCAGAGATTTTTATAGTACCAATTATCATATGGATCATCGTACTCTTTAGGTACTATAGCCATTTTCCCATCTAGGGAATAGTACATAGCTGCCATATGTTCCGTATTAAGTTTAAGCATATTGTATCCCCTTTTCCTTTACTTTCTATGCAACACTCGACTTCACACAGAAGCTAACACGTTCGTTATCCAATGGCCCTACAGGGATGCTAGCATTCATCAATGGTTGACCATCAGTACGAATAGTTGCACGCCATACCGTTTGTCGTTTACGGAATGCAACGTGTTCACTCATAGCAATTTCCAAATTAAGGTCTTGCCCAATAACGTACTTGTTAAAGTCTACTAGTGCAAGGCCCCCACTAGCATAGTTACCTGCCATAATCTTAGACCGATACATAGGAATGCCAAAAAGCATTGCAGTAATACGTCCATTGATATCAGGCAGGAACGTCAATGCACTATCGTTATCAGCATTCAATGCCATAATATCAGCATAGAGCAAAGGATGTACAAGCCAGATAGCGGTATCAATACATTCAGGGTCAAGCTTCACATACATATCACTAAGTTCTGCTACAGTGATACCCGTAGCGGTTACATCACTTGTAAGTGTAGCAGGAGCATTCAGTACTCCAAGGGGTTTACCTACACCATTACCACGGATATAGGCATAATCTTCAGTGTATGCAGCAGCAGCAGTAAACAATCGCATCAAAAGGGCTTCCAAGCCGATAGCGTTATTATCTAGCAGTTTATTAGTTACAGGAACGCTAGTGGTTGCTTCATTGCTTTTCAATTCAATCTGTCTGAATTCAGGTTCAGACTGTTTATCTGTAGCACCTTCAGCAGTCCAGTACATAGCCAGACCACCCAACATTGGATCGGTACCCTCTGTCCAAGTCTGGTTATAATCAATCCCAGGAATTTCAATATTCCCGAAAGGGATAGGCTGTACCATTGCACGGGGCCTAACAATCTCCATACGTTCGATAGTAGCCATAAACTGGTTAAGAAACTGTTGAGGTACCAGGTAACCCCCATCCTCTCCCGTACCAGTATTCAGCACTTTCAAAGCATTAGCAGGATGCTCGTTATAAACCTGCTCGATACGTTCATAGTCTTTCTGTGCTACTGCTTTGAGGAAACCACCAAACGATGTAGCTTCATTCTCTTTCGTACCGCCCCCAACTTTACCCGTCTTAACGTCTTTCGTATTACTCCACATTTCAAGTAGCTGGTCTACTTTAGCATTGTAGTTTTTAATAGTAGCTTCAAGGTCTACAATATGCCCATCTTCTACATCTTTTGCTGTGTACTTCTGATCTTCTGTCATTGTGTTACGATCTCCATTTAAGTCTTTAACTTCTGATATACCAATAGTCTTACTTTCAGCCGGAGTGACCGTTAAGCTAATCTCTCCTGCTATCCAGGTCTTTAAATTCCCGTTGTCATCCTTTTCCAGTGTGTGGGGTAATGACCCTGTACTTAACCCTAGCCGTTTATTAGCTACTAGCTTTCGTATACCCTCCAGGTACTTGTTAGACTTGTCTAGCTCCATTTCAAACCATACGCCAGTATCATCTAGCGCATAGTCTGTAACTTGACCTATGGTACCCTTTAGGGTTTCCATATTATGCGAATAGTAGACAGGCATACCTACAGGACTACGCTTAAAGCCTAGTTCAGTATCCTTGTTAAAGGTATCTCCTACAAGATCAACAGTACCGAATACAATACCATAGCCTGCTACCTTTACATAGTTTTCATCTTCTGAAATAAATTTAACGTGCATAGACTTACTGCCTTTATCCGGGTTAAATGCCCAATTCCTTAGCGATATATCCCTTTTGCTATAAGGGCATTCTTCGCTAACTTGTTCACCCTGTTCACCGTTTTTCATTCTGTTTATAAAGCTAATCGTCTTATTTGCGTCTTTAATATCGTTATCCGTCCATTCACTCTTTTTCTTACGTAGTAATCGAAGGTTACGTTTTATGGGTGAGCGATCTAAAGATGCCTTTTTACTGCATTCGGTATCCGCCCAACTCTCTAATTCAGAAGCAGACATATTTACGGTAGCTTTATACTTACTGAATACTTCATTTAGTTCGTCTTTATCTGGCATACGCTATCCTTTGTCTGTACTGCGAGTATTAGAGCCTAGTCTATTCTCAATTCTAGTAACCCTCTGCTCTAAAGTATGTAGCATAATAGCTTGCCCTCTTAGTGTTTCAGATATCTGATCTTGGGTATCTGCTATACGTTCAAATAGGTCTTCTTGTCTATCAAAACTATTTTTAAAGATAGGTGCAAGTGTTCGCAATGCCAAATAGCTGATAATTAAAAACGCTAGGGGGAAACTAACTTCCCCTAGCGCTGCAATAAATTCAATGTCTAGAAATTCCATTATTCATCTCTGTGTACGCCGCTAGAATGTATAAAACCTTTACCATAATTGCTGAGTGTTTGATACCATATGTCACTATCATCTACCTGTTGCCCCATTACAGCAGCGTGTATATATTCTCTGTAATCAGATGGTAGTGTTAGTATAATTCGACTATCGGTATTTGCTCCCTCTCTGATCGTAGCTTTACCATTATGTATAACCCGGTACCATCCCGGTGAAAAGTCTTTATCCTCTTCAGGTTCAGAGGGTTGCACAGGCTTGTACGTACCATTACGGTATTCGATAACGTACGGCATTAACTTACCGGGGCAGGGAGTATTTGATAACTCCTGGTGACCTACGACGTTACTAGTGTGTATCCCATACTTTCTACGCAGATCATCTATTAACACATAGAGATTAAATACCTGTTCTTTTGTAGGCTCTTCATAACTCCCCAAAGGGCAAAGGATACCTAAAGTATGCTTGTTGCCCCATATGTTTGCTGTATGGTAGCTTTGTCGTATATCCCTGGTTTGGTATTGGTTGCCCCACTTATCAATTACAAACGTGTACGCTATGCTATCGTTAGGTATATTTGCTATGTGATACCTGGCATAGCTTTGGAGTATAGCTATTAGCTGATCTTCATTCTTATATTGTGGGGCTACATCGTTACCCGCCGCATAATGAATAGTGATACCTTCTACCCTTTGCATATAGGGTTGTGTCCAGTTAGATACGGGCATTTTATGAATAATGTTTTTCATCTTAGCTCCAAAGCACTAAAGGTACATCGTCTTGTCTAACGGCTTTATATGCCAGTGCTAGCGATATAACCATATCATCATTGTATCCACTGGGGGCATTATAGGTTATAGCTCCGAGACTAGACTTTTTGCTTTCATATGCTGCTAGTTCATCTATAAGTTGCTGGCTATGATCTAACGTCTTATCTACAGATAGGGTACCCTGCTCAATGGCAACCGCTAAATTCTCTATGATCTGTTTCTTGCTGCTGTTAGTCGTATGGAATGGTTCAATGGGTAAATTGCTACCTGTTAGCTTTTCAACTATGGGAGCAGATAAACCATTATCTTCAATGACGATAACTTCGGGTTTATACCGCTGGTACATTTCAATGATAGTAGCTATCTGTCTGTCAAATGACATATCCTGGTATACTCGTAGATCAATGACAGAGGTACCCTGCATAACGGTTATCGCTGTATTGTCCCCTGATCTAGCTAAGTCTATGCCAAAGACACATATTCCCTTTTGGGAACCAACTTCAGGGTTACCAGCGGGCTGTAACAATGCTGACAAGTTCGTAAATACTCCCGTATCACTTTCTAAGAAGTGTGCTAGTATCTCTGTTCTGAATACACGTTCAGGTAGTGCCTGCTTTAGCTGGTCTAGTTCATCTTTATCTATAAACGGGTTGTCGTAAGTGGTAGCCCTAAAACTATGCCATAGATACGGATTACGTTTAGTTTCTTGGAATAGATAATAAAAATCATTGTACCCATTTGGTGTACTGATAAACAAAGACTGCCCTTTTAGATCGATTAGTGTAGGGCGGATAACTTTATTAAAAACATCTTTTAATGCTTTAACATATGCCGCTTCATCGATAACTACAAAAGCATAGCGTTGCCCCCTAACCTTATCTGAAGTATTTTCATTTTCGAGTGACCAGTATGTTATGGTTGCCCCATTAGGTAACAGTATTCTTTTGTTCTGTCTGTCATATCGGGCTATAGGCTCTAAGATCGTACAGGCACGATCATACATTGATGTTAGCTGTTTATAGCTAATAGAGAAGTATGCAGTATCGTAACCAGTGTCTAAGGCTTTGGTTATTACTAAGTCTGTTCCTAGTAACGATTTACCTACGCGGCGCGATGCATTTACCACTACAAAGCGATATTTGTTAAAGCTATCCTTTATTTCACTTTGCAAAGGGTATAGTTTAGGTAGCGTTATCGTTTGCATAATTCACCTTCGCATACCCTTTATACTCTAACCATTCGAATACATCTCTGTGTTGCTTACTAGCATTACAGGAATGACAACAAGGGATAATATTCTCAGGTACGTGCTTACCACCTTTACTAATAGGGGTTAAATGGTCTAAAGTAAAGTTATCAGTAGGGTTATTACAGTAAGGGCAAACACCATTACACGATGCTACCATTGTATCCCATTGATCCCGTGTAATCATAAATACGCTTTTATCTCTCTGTCTAGAATTACGTCGTTTATAGTTATAGCTACAGGTTGCTTTACCTTTATCACTTGTGCGGTATTTCTTATCACTCTCTTTCTTCTTACCTGATAGCTTATATGCCTGTGCTTTAGCAGATACACAATCACTACACATATAGTTTAACCCATCTTTCTCTCTCTTGGATTTACTATACTGTGTATGGGGCTTAATTTCTCCACAAATACCACAAATCTTATATTCAGGTATATCTATCTGTGTACGAGCTTCATTCTTTACCCGTGCCTGTTTAACTGCTACCCTAGCACACTCTTTGCACCAGGAGTTATAACCATCTCCTTTTCTAGATCGTTTACCGAATTCAGTATACTCTTTCGTTTGCTGGCACTTAGTACACTGTTTCAATGTTTACCCCTTTCTAATCGCTGGCATATTCTACCATTGCATTCAATTGATTAGCCTTATATTCAGCATACTCTTTCGAGTAACCCTTACTTTCAAAGGGAGAAAATGTATGCCACCCTATATAATAATGTTTGATACCTTCAAAGTATTTAACTATGTGATACATCATTATCCCTCGCAAGTTCATCTATATATCTAACAAAGATTGTATGTTGCTCATCTTTATCTGCAGCATTCATTTCAAGTTCTAAACGCTTTAGAGTGACGTATGCAAATATAATCTTGTTAATTGGGATGTTTTCTATCTGTGCTAGCTGTAATGCCTCTATGAGACGATCTTTAACTAACTGTAAAAGTTCATTTTCACTCATCTTTTAACCTTATAATTTAATAACTTTTTAATGGACCTTGTGTTACTCCCACAGTATAACAATCTATTCCAAACTTTCTCTTTCAGTGTAACATTCCGCTACAACAAAGGGTATTATAACGAGCTAATCACTCAAAACACACTTGTCAAGTATTTTGCTGCTTGCGCAGTGTAAACATCTTCAAAAACCTACCTATATGCCCTCCTAAGCTACGATAACCCACTAACCAGTACCAACTATCACATAGCTATCTATAAGCCCTTAGAATGTCACACAGTTAGAAATTAAGCCTTTACCCATATACTGACTAGCCGTAGGCATTAGTTGAAAAACCACTGCATTGTAATGCCTTAGAAATTTAGTTAAAATGCCCTCAGAGCATTCTATGAAGAAAGCATAAAGAAACCCCTAACCAGTAATGGCTAGGGGTTTAGAAGGTATAGTATATGGTGCTATGAATACATTTCTTGTATTATTTCTGTAGCCGCATCAATGACAGCTTTGTGCAATCCGGTTACGTGATATACCCTGTCAAGGTTAGCTTTTGTCAATTCGTGTTCACAACCTTTAATAGCATCGTAACGAATATGAGTTACTTTTGTAACACTTGGGTAAAACCACATAGCTACGTCAAAAGAGATATGCACCGTGTCTTGCTCTTCGTACCATTGATCATCACTGACTATGGGTAGAGTGATAATAACCGCTAGTGTTGTGTCGTTGACTTCTTCTTCTGCTATATCGAATGTGATACCGGCTGTTGTGTAGTCTTTCATTGTGATTGCCTTTCTATATGTTGTTTAACTTGTGTTCAGTATACACCCTATACCATTGTTTGTCAATACCTTTTTAGAGGTAATTTACAAGTAATTTGCTTTCATAAAAACCCCTGACTACTAATAGTTACTTGCGCAGTGTAAACTGCCAGGGCATTATGAGCTATTTAGTTATAGTATATCTCAGGCTCTCCAAACAATCCTAGATCAATGGTAGGGCTAATGCTATAGCCTGTAACACTATCGCTGTCAGGTTCTAGCATATGAATGACCTGACTTTCGGGTATATAGTGTACATAATAATCATTGCCAATAAAGAAACCTACAGGATAATAGCGGGTGCCCATCTCATCTTCATACATCAGTAACCCCTCTCTTTAATAAGCCTATAAGCATTCTGTATAATAAGCCTGTTCATACCCGGATGTATACGTCGTATAGCTGTTATGTTTATCAATCCCCTATGCCACAATACCAACGATGAAAGGATATTCCCATACTTGTGGCAGGCATATAATTGTTTAAGGGATAGACGATCATATAGGCTATACCTATATTCTTCTCTTAGTAGTTTATCATTCATAGTTTTATCTGTTCTAACATAAGAGTTTCTGCATACCATTTAGCACTTTTGAACATATGATGATCTGGTGTATATACTTGTTGCCCATCGTCTATACTTACTATCTCTCTGTCTCTAAAAGTTACGTGCCATACCAGCGATTGATCTTTAATCTTTATTGTGTATTCCATTGCTCAATTCTCTTCTTCAAATGTAAAATCCCATTCATCAAAATATGTGCAGTTTCCTTCTAAATCCCATTCTATGCGGTACCCTTTCATACCATCCCCTTGATCCTCCCACTTACCAATTACTTTGAATTTGCCATTTTCCATAATGGCATTGCCGTTGCTATCTTTCTCTACAATGATACCTTGCATAACAAATCCCTTCTAACGTTAGTTACTTTCTGTATGCCCGCTACTAACTTGTAACGGGCATATAACCTACTATACGCTATTCAGTCTCAAAACCCTCAAAGTAGTCTACCATTTGCTGATAGTTCATATTGCCGATATAGCCAGTATCGTCACGGTAATCGTAAACTGCTACAATAATATCAGTGCGATAGCTGAAAGAACCAATAACTTCGTCACCCTGCATAACCGTATTGCCATTGATTGTGATGTCCATTACTTACCTCTTTCTTATATGTTTGTTGTTTAACTTGTACTAAGTATACACCCTACACAACCACCTGTCAATACCTTTTTGCCACTAATTTACAAGCAATTTGCTATCAATATTCAAAGCTAAACGGTATACCTTTAGACAGCATCCATTCAAAGGGGTTATGGGCATTCTTGCTGCAATTACAGGATATACACGCGGGTACAATATTGTTAGCTGTGTGTGTACCTCCCTTACTGATAGGGATAAAATGATCTTGTGTTAGCTTTACATCGGTTGCCCCACAGTATGAGCAAGAATGATTACACTCTGCTTTTATCTGTTCCCATTGCTCTTCTGTAAGCATATCTTCGGTAGGGGTGCCCATCTTCTTTACATAGCGTACCTTTTCATATTGGCGGGCTTTAAATAAATTCTTATCCCTCCATTCCTTTTGCTTTTTCCTATACTCTTTACGGTATTCCTCATCTGTCTGATACCGAGAAGTACGAACTTTGCTGTATTTCTTACGGTATTCTTTCTCTTTCTCCCTAACCTCAGGGTTATTAGCCCTACGTTGCCTCATAACCTCTCTGTTCTTTACTCGCATACATTCCTTACAAGTACCTCTATAGTACCTGTTAGGGCGTTCTTTGTCTTTTCTAGTTGGGAAGTGGGATAGCTCTTTCTCTATCCCACAAACACTACATACTTTTGTCACGTTGAACACAATCCTGTACTACAATTAGAATATTCACTATCGGCTACATACCCGTTACTTTGCAAAGCATCTATCAAAGATACCTGTGTAAGGGGTTGCCCTGCCCTTGATCCGTTTGCGTACACTGTTATCCCCCTTAGCAAAGGCATATACTCCAATATCACACGCTTATAATAATCCAATGTACTTTCATCATTCCCTGGTGTACCCCATTGTGGCAAGTTAATAGTTGAGCTAATAGCATTATCGGTATATCGCTGTATGTTTGCTTGCATCTCTACTCGATGCTTAAACCCTTCCGGTGTAGCCAATGACAAAGCATCTGTGAATGGTTCATAAGGGTTAACCTTACCAGACTGTACTAGCTTTAGTACGTATGGGTCTATAGTTATCTGTTCTTTACGTTCGTTACCAGACTGATAGCGCCATAGGTATGCAGCTGCAAAGATTGGTTCACAACCAGATGATACCCCGCCAGCAACACGGCTAATACTGCCTGTTGGGGCAATAGCATTAACCGCTATAGGTCTAGCAAACCCAAACCTACTAGCATACTTATTAGCATAAAACCGTGACATAAGTTGAAACTGCTTTATCCATTCCTCTAGTTCATCATTCCATTCATACGCATAACCCCTATTTAGTAGCCAGTTATGCAAGCCAAAGAAGCCTACACCCAAACGCATATTGTTAAGTGCTACCTGTCTCATCTCTTCTGTGGGGTACAAAGAGGTTGCCCGTACAATAAGCGCTGTGATTACTGCATACTTTACTGCCTGCTCCATTTCTGATAGTGTGCTGATGTTTGCTAGATTGATACTTGCTAGTGTACAACTATCCCCTGATTGATTACTGATAACTTCGGTACAACCGTTGCGGTAGATATTATCATCCCAATCATACTGGATACCCGGCTCTCCTGTTTCAAACATATTACGCGTAAGCATATCAAATACTTTTACAGCGTGGGTATGGTCTTGGTGGTTGCTATCGTTATAAGCTACTAGAAAATCAAGATCAAACCTGACAGAAATGTTATGTATATCAAGCGTTGCTACTGCATATACGTCTTTCTCTTTTGCTGCTTTCTGTTCGTCCGTCCAGTTCTTAGACTGTATAAAACGGAATATATCCCCGTGTTTCCAGTGTAGGCTAGCATAGCAAGCGGCTCTTCTCGTATTCCCTTGCCGTATATGTCTAGCTGTTTCGTTTACCATCTCCATTAGACTAACAGCACCACTAGCAGTACCCCCACTACCGGCGATATAGCTACCATACGGACGTATCAAAGAGTAGTCTATCCCTACTCCTAGACCACGCATAAGAGACATAGATGTATCGTGTAGCAATTTAGCCCAAGCTTCTGCACTATCCTCTACACCAAACAAACCGCAATTCTGCATATAAGCTTTTGGTTTACCCGCACCAAAAAGTACCCTACCACCAGGTAGATAACGCAATGATGTAAGTTGCTTAAACATCTCTGCTTGTTCGGTATATGTCAGGTACCCATCTGTAATACTTACTACCCGCTTACAACCCTCAGAAAAATGTTCATAAATCGTAACAGGTTCTAACTTTTCTTGCTCAGGGTTATACACATAAACAGTATCACTATACGCTGCGTACTTACTATTCCATATAACCTTACCAATATCATTCAACATACATACCTCTCATAGAATGCTGCTTGCGCAGTGTAAACTGCCCGTAAAGGCACTTCAAACGGCTTCTAACGAACGAAACAGACTAGAGTAATAGTTATACCCTAGTCTGTAATTTTAGCCCTTAGATTGTCTCTTAGTTAAATTCGTACGTGCTTACTATAGGTGACTAAAAAATCCTGTACAAAAGAGCACATATCATCAAGTGTACATACCCCAATAAGTACCGCTCCCCAATAGGAACATATATAAACCTGCTTCTCTTCTACCGAATACGCAATATAAACTTCTTTGTTTATGTGTATAGATATCCCTGGAGTATTCGTTACAGTTAACGTTCCTATCTGTACATCGTACCCCTTAAGATCATTAATTACCTGTTCCACAATATGGGCGGGCAACATTATTAAACCTCACTTAGTACATACTTTAGCGGTTATCCCCTTCACCTATTAGTACACCCCTTGCCTGACGGCTCTTCAACTTGTCTACATTAATTTGTGCAACCTCATCGAGTGTATACCCTAGTTCATAAGCTAATACCGCAACGTGATAAAGAACGTCTCCAATCTCATCAATGACAGTTTCCTCCGACACTTCTGTATCTTTGCGAATAGCTTTACCTACTTTACCTGCTACCTCCCCTGCCTCACTGGCAAGGTTAAGCGCATTATAAAGTACCCCTGTTTCATAGCTTGCACCCATTGAACTATCAGCAAGTGTTCGCTGGGGATACACTATAGTAGCTTTAGCCTTTTCCTGGTATTCGTTGAGTTCCATACTTACCCCTTAATAATAACATTCAAAACTTATACGTATCCTCCCCCACAAACCCCCAAAAGTCTTTGCAAATATTCATTTTGTAACATACAAACGCTACAATATGAGTAAAAATAAAAACAAAAACAATAATCAAAAATGTGATCATTATTGTTGCAAACACAATACCTGTTGCTTCAAACATACTCTTTCCTTTCTATATCACACCGCTTCCACCTCATACTGTAATTAGTTCCTTACTCCAGGGCAATGTGTCAACCCAAGACAAGAATTCAAGCCAGTAATCATATCTGTGTCCCTTACGATCTAGATAGATACGACGTAGTGTTTGGTAATTAAATTTATACACGCTGGTGTACAGATACCCCATAGGCAAACTATCTACGAGTGTTTTGAAATCTTTATTTGCCCGGAGGGTATTCAGGTATTCTATATAAAACTCCGGTAGTGGTGTACTGAAATCGTCTTGTGTCAAAGGACGTTTTAAGATCGTGTGCATTGTACTACTGCTACAGCGTACCGTGTCTACTTTATACGTGTCTAGCTGATTACAGAAACGGTCATTACCTACAAGTCGAACCTTTACTTCTACCAATCTGATAGCTTTACCGTGACTATCACCACGCTGTACAAGACCACTTAGCAACTTACAATCTTTGTACCCTAAAGTATCCGTTTCATAACTGCTATCTAGTTTAGCTAAAGATGTACCGCCATAACTTAACCTTGCACCATAGGCAGCACTGTAAAACCCCTGTACACTATACGTTGTAATCTCCATTTCATACCCCTTTCATAACCCTTTCACTATTTGTTGTATCCTTCGTTTACTAACACCATACTTAGTGCTTAATTCAGTATACGTCATCCCGCTTTGTTTGTCAAGTATGATCTTTTCGTTTCGTGTTATTTCACTATCTTTCACCCCTATACTACTATCTATTTCGCTACTCTCTGTATTTATTTCACCCTCTGTTTCACCCTCTGTTAAATATATTTCGTCTAACAATAAACCTATTTCGTTTATTTTGTGGTGCAGTATATCTATTTCGTTATTTATTTCTACGTCTACAGTGTCGTGTTTTGTAGGGGGTGAAATATGTAAGCTAACATCAGCTACAAGGTAAGCTAACGTAGCCAATGGTACACCGTGTATTGCAGCAAGTACGAAAGATAACCATACCGAACTGTATACCATTTCTACACTAGCAGGATAGAGTACAAACATACTATGCCCTACATTCCACAACACGCTAACTATAACTGCCATAATACTAACACGTTTAGCTTTCGTGCTGTCAATGAATACTAGCGAAACGTATGTTAGTTCGAATGCTAGTGCTGTGATCCCAGCGATGTACCACGGTACAAACAAAAGTGAAAAGCTATAGATACCATAGCTTGCTGATAGTGCAAGTAGTGAAATAGGTAGCAACGTAATGTATTTTTGTTTCACTCTCGTTTCTCCTGTAGTTTCGTCAATGATCGTATTGTACTTCCACCCTGTTTCCAGGTATCTACACCATCAAACTCGTATGATTTCATCTTGTTTGCTAACTGTTTCATCTTGCCTTTCGTACCTATGCATATAGCTTGCAACGTTTTGGTATGGTAGAGTATCCATACATTACTTGTATTTCGCCCTAACCTTACACACTTACCTATAGCGAAACTTTCATCTATAGACGAGGTATCAGTTACTTCATACCAATCATATACAGGTGCCCATATTTCACCTTGAGGGTGAGGTGTACGTCTATATGTTTCCCTATACCACAAATACATTACCATACCTCCAAAGCTCCCCCATACCGCTTATATACATCTGCCAACACTATAGCGTCTAGCACGTGTTCTGATACGTTATCTGGTACCTGCTCATATACCGTTTCACTTATATAATTCCACGTTTCACTTTTGTTGCAACGTAACGGCAACCCTAACACTTTACGTACCGCTTTAGGTTCAACCCGATACACATAGCTTTTAGAGAATGCTGCAATAGCCCCAATAAAGCTATGCAGTTGCTCCTGTTGTGATATCCGGGCCTTAAACCTATATTTAGTTGCGTCTATCAGAACTGTACTATAATTCGGTATGTGCAACGCTACACTTTCAGCTATGTCTATAATGTCATTCATCGAACTGCTAACAGATAAACCTAAATTGCTATCATCTGCCAGTATGTACAGATTATTATATCTGTCTAACTTTACCATTCCTGCTGATCTTAGTGATACATCTATCCCTATGATCATATCTCTTTATAACCTCCTCTATAAGTGCTAACACTTTAACTATATCATCTATATCAAACCATTCGAGATGTACGTGATATTCCGCTAGTACATTATGTACTAAAGTCTCTATAATCCTATTGCTGATCTTCCAATATCTAACAATGTATAGCTTGTGGGGGTTTCCACTTTGCAAGTTTTCAAGCCTACGCTTTACATTGCCAGATATACCTACCTTAAAGTAATTGCTCCCTTTCTGTTGTATTAAGTATAAGTACATAAGCCGCTCTAACAAAACTGATGCCCGCTATATGTAGCGAGTATCAGATAAATATATTTAGTAATGTGTTTCCAAGTGATACCTGTAAATCGTCATATTAAATCGTTTACTTAGTTCTTCTGCTAGTTCCCTCTCCACTACAGCGGCGTCTTTAAGATAACCAATATCGTGGTACTGCTTTTCTCCATTAAACCAGTAATTAGTTATAAAAAGCTGTTCCCCATCAATCCAGGTTCCGACTACATAATACATTGTGTAACTCTCTTTCTTTTTAACGTTAGTTCTTTTAACGTTAGTTACTATGTGTTAACTCTTAACTACAAACACTTTATACTTGCCCGATTTATCTACAATACAACTACCATCTTCATACACAATAGTGTAATGTCCTGGTTTAGAAGGATAGATAACTTTGATTGTCCCTGTATTGTCCCATACTTTCTTATCGCTTCTAGTCATACTGTAGTACGCTGTTGCTAGTGTTGTTACTTGCATTGTGTTACCTCTCATCCTTTTTGTATAATCACTTAACTTGTAATCAATTATACACCCTCCGCTACCATTTGTCAAGTACTTTCTTGCAACCAATTTACAAACAACTTGCGCATACGTGCAGCTGGTAGGATCAGCGTTATGGGTTTGTTGTCTCTCAGTGCTGATCTGAAAATGAATTGTATCAGTTCTGTTAGTGCATATTGATCATTGTCAAGTGGTATCTTATGTTGTTCACAAAAGCGTTTAATCTCCGGTTTATAGTTCCTTGACCATAGGTAGAATATAACGGTTTTGTCTTTGTATTCATTGGTAGCTCTGGTATTTACTGCAAGCCAGGTAGCAGTTTTATAGCGGGTACCTCGTAGTTTATCCCATTGATCTTTCGGGCAAGTAAAGAGCATATCTTCTATCTTGATATGTGTGTTATTCCCTAGGAATGCAGTAATCTTTTTCTTTAGCTCTGGCTTCTTTATCTTCTTTTTCCAGTCATTCCAAGTATACGAGTAACCTAACGCTGTTATACCGCTAACATCTGGCATATTTATTAGTTCCCTGATCTCTGCTTTTACTTGTGAACTAGACTTCATAAGTTCCGGTTTTATCATTCTAACCAGCAAACAATGAGACGTTAACCAGGAATAGAACAAAGAGTTTATAAACTTATATGTTAGGATATATACTTTACTGAATTGCTTAAGTATAGCCGGGGATAACTCCGCTATAATTATATTCTCTTCAAACAAGTATGCAAGTCCGCTTTTACAAGCACGGTATATAATATGTTCTACTTGATCTTGTTCTTCATCATAGTCATCTATGTTACCCATAAAGAGCAAGCGGTTATCTGTAGATACTACTAAGTCCCCACCGTTTAGCATATTCCGCAATCTACCACGCGATATATCATAGGTGTCTATAACGTCTAATGCCTCATCTATAACCAATGTAGTGTTAGCGGGTATCTCTGCACTATCTAACTGTAAGAACAAAGCGTGTGTAGTAGCTATATTATGATGGCATATGCTTTGTCTAAACCCCTCCCGCAAAGTATACTTTGTTTCAGATAGCATAGGCATAGGCTTTATAGTGTTATTTATAGCTTCGCATATACGATCTTGTTCTTGTTTTAGGGGGGTAACATATACAAACCTTTCCCCACTTTCCTTTAACTGGTTTATAATCCAGGTAGTTTTCCCCGTACCGGGTAGTTCATCAATTACATAAATCTCTGTCATACATTCCTCTTTCTGTTAGGGGTAAGCATATAGACGTGCTTACCTTGTAAATTTTAACTGATTACAAAGCCTTAAAAATAGGGGTTCCGCATAAAAAAATCCCCCTAAATATACTATAAATATAAGACGGACAAAGAAACAAAAATGTTTCAGTGACATCTATCAGTATACCACGGGTACTATCTGTTTGTCAATGTTTGCAACATATTGTTACCATTTAACGTCTAATATGTAACAGCGGGCCTTAAGGGCCCGCATTTACCATTTATCATTTAATTTATAATCCGTATCTCATAATCTCTTTGTCACATATCGAGTAACACATATCAATATCTGCCATTGTAAAGGAACATATTGATATTTGAAATTGATACTTGACAACACATAGAACCTGTGCTATACTTGATTACAAGTTAAGCGAATAGAGAAAGCGAGGTAGATAATGTTACGTTGGCATTTAGTTACAATAGAGCAAGCTATAGAATATTATTATGATGATCTGGTATTAGAAGCGAGTGTACCAGATAGTGGTACACAATTCTTTGTAAAAGATATCAAAGAAGATGACGAGGGAATAGGGGTATATATAAATGGTACCTGGTTTCCTTGGGGGCAGAAGATACACATAAAGATATTGCCTGTTTGTAGATATTTGTGAATAAAGAGGGGAAATGAGGAAATGAAAATGTTTTTGTACGCTTATGCGGTTACAGCTAGGAAAGGAAATATTGATGGTACGTTTGCGGTAGGAACAATGGCAGGTGCTAATATTGCACCAAATGATAAGAGGGCATATGAGATTGCTATAGGTGTAGCTAAAGATAAATTCCCTGGTTATGCAGGATGGTCTAAACACGATGCTTACTTGTGTGCAATACCAGAGGAATATGTTAACCAGAATGAACTAGACAGGTATGGAAACGGGAAATGAAGTATCACATTATTCTAGAGACTAACGGTACAGTTAAGCAGCTATCACAAAGAGCACATACATTTAATAAAGCTATTAGACGGGCTAGGAAACTAGCAGTAGAACTATTTCCTGGTAAGGGTTTGACAAATACTTCTACAGGCTGTATACTTAAAGAGTACACAGAAGTTTATGTACTAGAAAGCGGGGGAATGGATATATAAGATTGTAGCAGGATGTAAAGTACTAGAGAGCTATGTGGAATATGAGTTTGAAGTAGTAGCTATTTGGTATTGGGAAACAGAAGAGGATAAATGTACAACCCCTATTCTGTTTAAAAATAAAGAAACAGCGGAATACGTAGCAGAATATTTGAATGCAGATGTAATGGAGGTTTAAGTTATGAGTAATCAATGGCAGAAATTGGCGATGGATATGACTTCTAGTGCTGACGGTGGTAGTATTGGGTTTGTGAAAGATACTAAAACGGTATTGAAGATTGTAGCCCCACCTAATGCTAAAGAGGAATTTAATACCGATTGGTTTATGGAATGGTACCAAAAGTACCCCGGTAGTGACAAAGCTACCCGTAAATTTATGATCTATGCTGTAGACGTTCAATCCCAAGAAAAGAAAGTACAGCCTTGGGTAATAGGAGCATCAGTTATGACACAAATAATCTCTTTGGTTAGTGATAATGATTACGATGTTCTTAGCCCAGATAACGGTACGCCTGTATCTATTACTAAGCAAGGAAGCGGAATGAACACACGGTATAATGTACAAGCCGCTCCGAAAGTATTTGATAGCTCTAAATATAACACTGACAGTTGTATGTCTTTGTCGGAAGCTGTAGCACAGCTAACAAAGCCAAAGGATAGCAAGCCCGCTAATAATGCCGATACTGAGATCGACTGGTAAATTGATAGCAAATTGCTTCATAAACCCTATTGACAGATACGTTGATAGGGTTTATACTGTACACAAGTTGATAAACAAGTATACAGAAAGGCAATGAGTTATGTGGACAGACAAGACGGTAGCAGCAACACCAGTAAGCAGAATTGTACGGGAAACTGAAAAGGCTTGGTTGATTAGCTTTGGAACAGTATCAGTCAACAGTGACGCGGAACATACTTATTGGTTTCCTAAATCACAAACAGAGGTTTATGAAACTAGCACTTACTTGTTTCTTGTTTGTCCCGTATGGCTTGCTAAGAAAACCTTTTGTCACATTGCACCTTATGGGATGGTAGGGTATTACAACAATCTACAGGACTTTGAAGCCAGTATATAATGAGGGAGGTATCTGAGACTATAACCTCACTGGTTATAGTCTCTAATAATATGTTATGTGTATGGTGTAAGAAAGCAACAGCTAAGTATGGCAGTCCAAAGCTTTGCTATAAATGTTATAAGAAAAGAGCTAAGATCAAACAAGCTTCTATACTATCGGAACATAGTAACTTTTATGCCAGTAAATTAAAGGAGAAAACACAATGAATGCTACAGACAAGCTACTCGCAGAAAAAGAAAGTGAATACGGGCAAGCGTGGCTAATAGCGGGTTATTGGTTGCATCATAAGGCTGTAAGGGATAGCACATTGTTTACAGATAGTCTCTTTGCACATAACTTTGTTCTCATACTGTCTAAGCTTGCTAGAGCATTGCACAGCCCTTACAACATCGATCACTGGAGAGACGCGGCGGGTTATGCAACGTTGGTAGCTAACTGGTTGAGTGAACATTTCCCTGAAGATGACACACAGAAGCCCTTTTAAGGCTAGTTTTTTACTACTAATTTATATACTGCATTGTAATGCTTTGTATATAATTAACACTAAGTGATTACAATGCAGTATATGTATTTTCTAGAAACTAAGAAGTTACGTGATAGTTGTATCGAGTAGATTGTTAGATGAGGCAAGACAATGGATAAACAACAGATCATAGACCAGCGGATACCTGTTATAGCGTCGTTTAGTGGGGGGAAAGATAGCACCGCACTTGTTCTATACCTACTATATGAAAGCGGTATATCTAAAGAACAAATACATATTTTGTTTGCTGATACAGGATGGGAGCACCAGCACACATATGAACAGGTAGCTTTAATGAAAGAGATACACCCGGTGGATATTGTACGATCTAAGAAATACCCTGGTGGTATGCCTCAACTTATGAAAGAGCGAGGTATACCTATACAGAAAGCACGCTTTTGTACACAGGAACTAAAAGTGTTCCCTATCAGAGAATACTTGCAGCAATTTGATAGTTATGTACAGGCTAAAGGTATACGCAAAGAAGAGGCAACAGCTAACAATAATAGAGATGTAGATGAATTCGAGTTTGATCTAGGAACTATGATGTATTCCTGGTATCCCATCAAAGATTACACTTTGCAGGATGTTTGGTATATACACCACAGGTATGATTTTAGGATTAATCCCTTGTATGATATGGGGTTTAGTCGAGTTGGGTGTGCACCTTGTATCTTTGCTCGTAAGGGTGAGCTAGCTAAATGGAATGAACTAGCAGAGGACCACATAGACACTATCAGGAAAGCGGAAGAACAGAGAAACTTTCCCTATATTAGCCCCACTGGTAAACCTAAGCAGTACCATAACAAGGTATCTAATAATGGTAAGCCGTATGCTGATATTGACAGTATTATGAAATGGGCTAATACAGCGAGTAAAGATCATAAGCATTACAATCCAGATGAGGATATACAGGGTACTTGCAGTGAAGGGCTATGCGAATAGAGAGGTACCTATGAAACAGGAGAGATTAATCTATCTAGCCACTATTCTAACACTACCGGAACTGCCAAAGGTATTACAACGATATGTACCTTTGTACGATGTTATACAGGGCATTCAGAATTACGGTATAGTCGGGGTATCTGCTAATATAGAAAGTGTGCCAGATCAGTTAATGGGTATGGTACGTAAAGGCAAGCAAGCCGGTGATACCGGTACTGTAGCAGAATACAAAGCTATCATAGCTGATATGGTGTACCACGGTGTATCTACTAGCAATCTAACAGGCAAGGAAAAGGTAGAGCTATATGCTGTGTTAGATCAATGGGTTAAAGCACAGCATACGTCACTTGTAGAAAAGAAGGTATCCTCGTTTGATAAATCACTAGAAGTCACAGAAGAACAGGACTTCATTTTTAACACTGGATTTACCCCTATTGATACATTGTGTGATGGGTTACCATCAAATAGTTTTGTATTGTTCTTAGCCCATACAGGTGCAGGTAAAACTTCTATAATGTTGTCTTTGGCAAATGATCTAGCATATAACTACCGTGTTGTGTATGTCACTTATGAGATGAGCGACAACGCAGTAAGATATAGAGCTAAACATATGCCTAACCTTTGTACTAAAGATGTACTGCTATCTGGTAATGTCACGCTCGAAGAAATAGAACAATATGCAGATGAAGATACGATCATCATTGTAGATTATCTGTCACTGGTACCTTACCCGGCTATGGAACTACGGCATAAGCTATCAGGTATCGCTGCAGAGCTTTTACGAATATCTACTAAATGTAAAGCGGTTATCAGTGCGCAGCAAGCAAAGAGAGGATACCCACTAAGCTTAGAAAGTGGTTCAGAAAGCTTTGCAGTTAGTCATTATGCTGCTTTGGTGTGCGGTATTAGCAAAGAAGGGAATGATTATAACTTTCCCGGTTACACTACGGTGGAAATAGAGACGTTTAAGAATAGGTATGGTAAAGCAGGTAATAAGGTTGTATTCCCATTTAACTATGCTACATTGCAGTATGAGCAGGTATCAGTTAGTGGGGATAGTCGAATAGATTATGATGCAGATTGGTAAGGGAGGTTATACAAATGGCAGTTAGTAGTAATATGGTAGATACACTTTTTACACTATTAGAAAGCAGTATAGAGACTATTGTAGGTGAGATAGGGCATACACAATGGGAAGCCAGGTTACATATTGCTCCTAGAACATATAAAGCATTAGAATATCGAGGATATATAACGATAGTTGATTATGGGTATGCAAAAGCCTATAGGTTAACTGCTAGCGGTGAAAAGTATTTAGAAAAGTATCATTCTGAGAAATATTATGAGTTACAAAGCAGGGACGATACATAATGATAACTTATTTGTTAGGTGTCCATATTGCGGTGATAGTCAATCAAGGCAGTATATCGGTCATCTATCAATTCAGATTGAAACCGGGCTATACTACTGCTTTCGTTGTGGAGTATCAGGTAAATTATCCCCGTTTGACTTTATAGACGTACTAACACAGTATGACATTGAATGCCCTTCAGAGCAATTGTGGGGCAATTTAAGAGACAATAGAGACTATATGGGTACTAACTATCAGGATAGTCGTTTTAGTCTCTTAGATCGTCACACAGACAGTAAGGGTAATGTTACTGTAGCTATGAGAGATGTACACGGCAACATTACAGGATACCAGCATAGAACACTAGACAAACGGATAAAGACAGAAGGTACCCGGAGTTATGGTTATGTTGGTAGCTCGCTGGTAAATACTGACTATATACGAATTGTAGAAGGGCCTTATGATGTTGTATATGATAATGATGTTTGTGTTTTTGGTTCTTTGTCTTATGGTATGGTACAGCGATTAAAGTTATATACATTGTTACTTGCGCCTGATGCTGATGTTATACGGCAACGGAGTAAACTACAGTCATTTACTTGTATGGTTGACAAGCTACTGGTAAAGGGTTATAATATTAAAGGGGTAGAAATATTTGAAAGCGGCTATGATCCGGGGAGGGCTTATGAAGAGAACAGACAAAGAACGGTGTTACCATCAGCAGAGTTTATCAGTACCGCTAAACAGAAGTTACAAGGTATTTCCAATAATTATTAGTTACGATGGGGCTGAACGAAAATCTTATAGAGTAGTCCTATTTGTAAACGCTTGCTTCATAGCACAGTATTTTTATAAAACAGAGAAGGGCGCTACTAACAGAGGTGAAAGATTTGTGAAAGAAGGGAAATAATGCGAGTATTAGTAGCTTGTGAATATAGTGGAATAGTTAGAGATGCTTTTGCAGATAAAGGTCATTATGCTGTTAGCTGTGATCTACTACCAACAGAGAGCGTAAAGAGTGAAGGGTACCATTACCAGGGTGATGTAAGAGACATACTATATGATAGTTGGGATATGATGATAGCTCACCCTCCCTGTACTTACTTAGCTGTTAGTGGGGCAAGATGGTTTGATGAAGATAAACACGGTGATAAAGCCTGGGAACGTAAACAATTAAGGTTAGAAGCTATAGACTTTGTAAACCTATTATGGAATAGTGGTATACCGAAAATAGCTATAGAAAACCCTGTTGGCTTTCTTAGTAGTATGTGGAAAAAACCTTCCCAGATAGTACAGCCTTATTATTTTGGAGATACAGAATATAAGAATATATGTTTATGGTTAAAAGGTTTACCATTACTAGAGAAAACTAATGTAGTAGAACCTACGGTATACGGATACAGAAATAACAAGAAACAAGGTAAGACGAAAGTATACTACACACATAAATGTAATATACCTAAAGACCGTAGTAAGTTTTTTACAGGGATAGCTAAAGCAATGGTAGATCAATGGAGTTAGAAAGGGTATAAAATGCATATAGTAGAGTATGGCATCGATACAACGTATATGCTAGTGTTTAGCAATGGAATAAACAAAAAGTTAGTATCAGAGTTTGGGGATTGCATTGTATTAGATTTAGAAGCAAAGAAGGTACCAACCACAAAGCGGTTTTACTCCGAACTAGAGACAGAGATAGCTGAATATAAACCCCAGCGTATACTAGCAATTGGTACTGTAGCTAGCAAGGTATTGCTTAAAGAAAGATACTCTGATATTCGCAAATGCCACGGTGGATTGTTTGCAATGTCAGATGGTAGTATTGTAATCCCTGTCTATGAACAGTACGCAGATAGGGATATAGAGCGGGCTAAAACATTGCAGTATGAAGTACCAGAATACCAGGAGGTAACAGAGCTACCAACGTTAGAAGGTGATGTATATATAGACATAGAAACAGATGGGTTAGAAGCTAATACGATTACATCTATACAGCTAGGGGATACCCGGAACGTATACTATATCGCTAGTCCATCAGCTAAACTACTAATTGAGCTATATAATTACTTGTCAGGTAAAGGCGGTAAGATCATAGGGCATAACCTTATATCGTTTGATCTGCCAGCACTGAGTAAGCATACGGGTTGTGAATGGTTGGGTATCCCAGATATATACGATACTATGATCCTAGCACATAACAGAGGGTTGAAACCCCTAGGACTTAAACATTTAACAACAATGCACACAGATGTAAACAACCCTGATGCTTATGCACAGGCAGCACATAGCTTTGATAAAGTCTATGCGGTAGCTGATATTGTAGCTACCAGGGCATTGTATCAGCGATTAGTACGTAAGGGTATACGACCGATTGATCATCTAACTATGCAGACAGCTATCGTATTCCAAAAGTCACACCAAAGGGGTATAGCAGTAAATAGGGATACCCTGCTAACAGAGCAGCAAAAGCTACAGGTAGACATTGATACTTATATGGAACAGTTAGAAGATTATGGGTTAATCAATTGGAATGCTAATAAAGAAGTGTCGGAGTTTCTAGCAGCTATGGGTATTCCACTTACTGAAAAGACAGCAGGAGGTAACTATAGTGTAGCTAGTAAGGTGCTAGAAGATCATAGGGAATGGGAAGTAGTGGATACCCTACTAAAGTATCGGGAAGCGAATAAGCTACTAAGTACGTTCTATGATAAGTATGTAGAATTAACAGCAGATGGTACGAACACTATACACCCGGAGATACTAATAACGGGAACAGACACAGGTAGATCATCTTCTAGAAACCCTAACATTCAGCAGACAAGTAGCAATGTTAAGAATGTGTTTGTTAGTCGTTATGAGCAAGGGTATATTGCATCGTTTGATCTGGCACAAAGTGAATTAAGGTGTGCTGCTATTCTGTCTGGTGATAGCAATCTAGCAGACGATCTTAATTCCGGGGATATGCACAAGAAAACCGCTGCTAGTGCATTCGGCATACTCGAAAGTGAAGTTACTAAAGATAAGCGCCAACTAGCAAAGATGATTAACTTCGGGAACATCCTTTATCTTGGCAGCGTTAAGGGTATTGCTAACCGCAGTGGTGCAGATGAGGAGCTACTAGAAAAAGTAAGTCAAGCAGCAAAGGAACGGTATCACGTCTTTACCTCTTGGCAGGAATATCAAATACATCGCTTCACAAAGACTATGAAGCTAGTAGATACATTTGGTCGTATACGGGATTTAGAGCCAGTTAAAGCTAACGGGTATGGTAATGGTATCGGAAGTGTTAAGCGGGCTATAGTCAATACTCCTGTTCAGGCACTATCGGCATACCTTTGCTATTACTTGGGGAATTACATAGAAGATCGTATGCCTGGTACCTTTATCGCTAATGTACACGACGCGGTATATTGCGATATTCCTGCAACAAAAGTCGATGAGTTTCGTATAGTATGTATAGATGCTTTTGAGTATCTGAACCATATACCAGAACTTAACTCATTGCCAGGATGGTATTTAGTATCAGTGCAAGGAGAGCTAACCTTTGCAGAGACAATGAATGATTACGGTGTGGAGATTGACACTTTATTGACAAGTAAAAAGGAGTAATATGGACAGTAAGGTTTGTAATGGCTGTGGTATTAATAAACCTATTAGCGAATACTATAAGGCAGCTAAAGGTAAAGATGGCTATAGAGGTAAATGTAAGGTTTGTGATAACACTCGCACAAAAGCGTATTATCAAACTCCACAAGCTAAAGAGAAAAGGAGAGTATCTGCTAGTTTGTGGAGAGCAAACAACAAAGACAAGATCAAAGAGTACAATAAGAAACACGGGCATACTGCATACTTAAAGTATAAAGAAACAGAGCACGGTAAAGAAGCAAGGCGTAGGGGAGAGAAGAAGTACAATAAATCTACTAAAGGCATTTTGAGAGACAAGCGTAAACAGCATAAAAGGAGAACTAAAGTGAAAGATGGGGGAACATTCACCAATGAAGAATGGCAAGATCGTCTACTCGAATACAACTATTGTTGCGCATACTGTTATAAACCATTCCCTGTAGATGAGCTAACAATAGATCATATGCAACCGTTAAGCAGGGGAGGTACTAATACCATTGATAATCTTGTACCTGCTTGTAAATCGTGCAATAGTCGAAAGAAGGATAAGACGCCACTAGAGATGCTACAAAAGGGGTTGATGTAATGAAATACTTAGATGCGGGATATGTTGTATTTAGTTACGCTTATAGAGGTGGATTTGATGCTTGGGTAAAGGATAGGGCTATTTACTCTAAGTATGCGGGTTGTACTTTTGTTACAGAAGGTTTCAAAAGCATACGTAAGCAGATATACCCGTGGTACAAATTGAATAGAGATACTGATAAACTTACTGATAAGCAAATAGAGGTACGGGAGCTAACTAAGCCCATTTGGAAGGATATATACGACAATGCTATGTTTCAAACGGTATTCAATTCGATTTTAGAAGCCGATGACATTTTAGCTATAAAGGCTTTGCAAGGGTTCACAATCGTAACTTGTGACAAAGACCTTGCACAACTACCTGAATGGTGCAACATTGAAAAGTTAGACGGTACACCACTACGTACTAACCTATATGCTGGTCTACCAAAGTCTATGCACTATTTGGAGATGACACCAGATCGTTATCTCCTAACCTTGTGTTTGTACGGTGATAAGAGCGATAACATACCACGTTTGATACCTAAAGGCAGTAAGGCTATAAAGGAAAGCTTAGATATTTATGAAGCGGGTAATCCCTGGGAATTAGCATACAACGAGTATGGTACTGCATTGCTAGATAACTTATACGCTGCCATACTCCCTAACCCATACGCTTTACAAGGTAGGGTATTAGATAAAGAAGAGGTTTATAATTTAGTAAAAGAAGGGGAATATAACCAATATGTATTTGAACACATTTAGCGGATATATCAATGAGGGTACTACCTGGAACAAAGTAATAACTAAAGAAGAAAGGTCAGAGCTACTAAGATCACAGAGGGTACCTTATGAACTTGTTAGTACACCCTGGTTATACAAATGGTTTCTAGTAGCTGAGAAAGAAATATGTTATATGCAGGATACTCGTTTTGATTTAGCGGAGTTAGCAGCTGATGTACACCTCGCTTATAAGAGAAAGAACTATACAGAGTTTAAGGCATTGCTACTAGAGTTTATACGAAGGGGGAGGTATTAATGGAATGTTATGTATATATACGTGTAAGTACAAAGGCACAAGCAAAGCACGGGTATAGTTTAGGCGGGCAAGAAAGAGATTGTCTCATATATGCTGATAAAATAGGGGTTAATGTAGTCGAAGTAATATGTGATGTAGGTAGCGGAACTAAGATGCTACCTGGTATGCAACGTATATTAGATAGTGATGTACCGGGGATTGTTGTATACTCATCTGATAGGCTAACACGCTGTCCCGAAATAGATAAAGAAATTCATAGGCGCAAATCTGTATTTATAGCCGATGAATTAGAAAGAAGGTTTACGAAGGAACTAGAGGGGAGTATTAAATGTTTTATGGTGTAGCTATCACACTATGGTTACTTGGCTTATGGTTTACATATGACGCTATGAACTTTATGGGTGCGAGTAATCCACTAATCACAGCGTTTATAGTACAAGTAGTGTTGTCCTTCGGTCAATCGCTTATAGTCAATGAAAAGTACAAGGCACTCCCACAAACACAACAGAAGATCATACTTGTATTTGCTGTAGTGTTTATTAGTTTAGATGTATGGCTTAACTATAGGGGACTGGAGGGTAAGCTAGGGAACTTACACGCTATAATGCCGACACAAATACAACAGCAAATAGCCGCTGTAACGTTTAACAATTTAGCACAATGGTTTGCTGCTGTGGGGGTTAGTGTATTAGCTGAGATACTTTTTAATGTAGGTAAGGTAGGTAAAGTAAGAGGGGGGCATATGCAATGAGTGAAGGATTGATTATAGCTCTGTTGCTCTTCTCTCTATTGCTTTATGAATGGGGGTTATGGGAATGTGGTTACAACATAATGAAAAGGTTCTTTTATTGGCTCTTTCGGTTACTCTCACAGTAGTGTTAATTGGAGTACGTGGTACTTTGGCTATATTGGCTGTGTATGGAGTTATAAGGGCTTTGTATATTTATAGGCGATATTGGTATCAAGTAAAGAAAGAGAAGCGTACTCCGGTACCTCTTACTTTACAATTAGCAAATGGTGTCCGGGTAAATTATAAGCATTTATCTAGTATGGGTATATCAGGTATGCCAGGATCAGGTAAAAGTACATATGCAGCGTACTTACTGAAACAAGTAACAGGTATGACTATTTATGTATTAGATATACATTACCCTGACAGTCAATCTTTAGGAGCAAGGATAGAACGAGAAGGGATACCAGCAAAGATTTATAGTGGTATAGATCAGATAGAAGATCATCTATCAGAGATGAGAGACGGCATAACTGTTATAGATGAGTACACATCTTTGTTAAGGCAAAAGCCTACACTGAAATCCAGGGTACTCGACTATGTACAACAAGGTAGAAAGTATAAATGTTATATATGGCTTATAGGGCAACATTGGTCTAGTAAAAGTGCTGGGGGTACCGATATTAGAGACAGCCTTGTAGCTTTTGCAGCACTATACCAAAAGGTAAAGGATGGGCGTATGAGTACGGGTCTATCAGATATACCTGATACTGGCAAGTTACGGCATAGCCAGGTATTGCTTGTGGTGTATGGTAGAGGTATACAAGGGGTTTATACTTATGATAGTAAATTACTTGCAAATTAGTGGAAAAAAGGGGTTGACAAGTGGTGGTATAGGGTTTATACTTGATTACAGAGTTAAGTAATACACAAGAAAGCGAGTGACACAATGTTAGATGTATCTAAAGGCGATACAGTATTCAATCATAGGAACAGCGGACGTAACATTGAATGTACAGTAACTAAAGTTACAAAGGGTTTTGTGTGGTGTACAGTTAAAGGTAGCAATGGTACTGTACAGGATAAATACAACAAGCGAACGGGTATGCTGGTTAACCAGGCAGTATGGGAAAATGATTACATCACTATCGAAAAGGAGGTTTAAAAATGATTGTATTTTCTATTGCTAAAGGCCGATACAATGTGTACAAAGATGGTAACCAGCTAGTCGGTTATCTAGTTCCTGAAGTTGAAGGATTGTATAGAATTGATACCCGTTACCAGGTAACTCGAATTGTAGAAGAGGGTAACTCTACACCACAAGGTACAATGACAATGCAGGAAGCAAGGAACTTGTTTGAAGCTATCTATTGTTAAGATCATAACTGTTAAGAGCCTATCCATTACCGGGTAGGCTCTTTGTTATTCTCAACTAACGATATACCCTGCCCCATATACCCCCATACCCCTTAGTTGAAAATCACCCTTATTGTAAAGCCTTATAAATTAGCCTCAAACAGCCTGAGAGCCATTCTAAGAGGTAAGGCATAGTAGCATACCAGTTAGTAGTCTATCGTGTCTTAAAATGGCGGATATTGCCCTTTTTGAGCATTCTATGGTGTGAGTACTTTAGACAGTATGATAGCTTTGTTATTCGTTCGGTCAAGGTAGATACAAAGGTTATCCCGCGGAGTGAGGGTTATAGATGTTGTACCATCACTGTATTCCCCTGAATTGATAATGTCTACATCTTGATTACTTGTAGTTGCGTTTTGTATTGATATAATCTGTGCTGTACTATCTATTGCTTTTGTACGAACTAAAGTAGCATTATTATAAACGTCTATAGTATCGTTGAGTATATCTATTTCGATCCTTGTCATTGTAGGAACAAGAGAAAAATAATTAAACAGTTCCTCTAAAGCATCCGAAGAGTTAGTTAAAGCTATATTACCTAACCATAAATCTCTGTAAGTATTACCTATATTAGTTTTAATTGTACTATCATTTAGTGCATATGTTGTTAGACTATTCATAGTAAATTTCTTTGTGGTTTCGGTACTGCTATCTACAATTACCCCAAGGTCAGTACCTTCTAAAGAAGTAAGATCGTCAAAGTCTATAATTCTATGTACCATAGTTACCCCACATATATACCAAGACAAGTACTAGTTACTACATACGCGAAAAATACTTCATATGACGCTAGTACAAAGTTAGTTGCACCACCTACCCCTGGTACTTCTATACCACCCCCACCTCCAGGTGCTTCTACAGTAATACTATAAGCACTATTATTGTATATGACAAGAAGGTACTGACCTGTATTATCATATTGTACTGTAGTACCTCCCCCTGTATCCGGGTTTGTAAGGTTATAATACGCAAATATAGAGGTACTAGCAGGTGATGTCAGGGTTACAGTACCAGATGTTGCACTTAAGTCTTGCGAAATTTGTTCAAAGCTATCCTCTGCCGCATCACTTACACCGCCTAGAAATATACTAGAGGCAGCCATATACGTAGCTATCGTATCCATACCAGTACGCTTTGTGGTATCATCAGTATCGTCTACTACTACGATATCATCAGCATCAGCTAAGGATGCAAGATCAGTTAATTCAGATATTTTAGGCATTATGTTCTATCCTTCATTTATAGGGCTATCTGGTTACTATCTTCTGTCAATATATCCAGGGAGCTTTCAGTTAACAATACATCAAAGGGTGCCTGACCTTCAAACGTATATGTACCATAGTTCGTAGTGTCTGCACTTTCCCATCTTAAGTTAACCTCTTTACTAAACTGATGGGTATATGGGCTTTCTACACTTTCAACCCGGAACCGATACCCTAAAGCTAGAAACCAATCTCCTGTAGTAGGATCATCTGCTGTAGTAGGTACACCAGGGTTTACATATTTAGGTATAAAGGCTTTCCAAGTCTGTACCAGGATGTATTGATCTGCGCTCTCTTTCAATTCCCTTTGTGTACCTACATACTCAACCCTGCAGCTAAATGTATCCTGTTTAGGGTTAGCAGTATTAAAGTTAGGGTCAACTGTAGCAGGAGTATAGAGTTTAGCTTCTGTGGGGTAAGACGCTAACACTACGCTATATATAGACTGTAATTCAGTATCCGATAGGATGACGCTCATAGATACTCCTATATGGGTCATAGTCGCTCATATCAATACTATGTGTCTGTGTCATCTTATGGTACATCTCTGCTAGTTTCTCCAAAGTTTCGATACGATCGAAACGACTAAATGTACCCTCGCTAACAGTCATTGAATATTCATTTTTGATCTTAGCGATTAAGATGTTGCACGTTAGGTATGCCGCGCTATAAATATCGTAATAGTAACCATCCCACAGGTATGCACAGATACTATTATCGGGTGTGGTTAGGGTAAATACTCCATTGGTTAGATCAGCGGTATGGGCTAGGGTATTATCATTTTCATCTTTGATAGTTGGGGCATTCGTATCACCTTCCCAATAACCTGTACTAGCCCGCCAGTATTCCCCATCTTTATCTAGTTTAGTTAGCTTATGCCGTATAACCCGTTGCCCATTTAGGTCTAGTATGTCCTGGTACTGATCTTCAGTTAGATCAGCGTTAGACGTATCATATACGAGTAGTTCTAAAGTATCGACAAGGGATACCATACCTGTTCTAACTGCCATCTATATTACTCCTCGGAATATACCCACTTTCTCTAAAGTGCAACGACAATTTGGATGGTAGGGAGGTGTATTCTTCATACGTTTAGCAATATCTGCTACACTATCATCTGAATTGACGATTATAATAGTACCATCCATACGCTTACACAATTTACACGTTTTACTATCTCTAATAGCTGATACTTCATATCTGCGCCTTTCAGGTTTCTCTTTCTGTTCCCTTAGTCTATCTTTTGTCCTGCCACCTATTCTTCGGGCTATATTAGCAATACCCTTAGCAATAGCACCTATACCCCTAGTAATAGCACCTAACATTATTCACCATCCCTTATGCTTTAGCATCCCATATTTCATCAATCAAACCATTGTAAAGCATCATCATACCCGTCGCACACATAGCGGTTAACCGGGTGGTTTCAGTTACCGTTATCGACAATGCCCTTTCCTTTGTCAATGGTTCATCATTCTCTTTGAGTAGCTTAATAAGATCAGGCACAAAGCTATCAGCAAAGGGGTTAAGCACTTCAATGTATAGATCATACCAGGGTACATCAATCTCGAATTCTTCACCGCCTACATTATCTGATACATATGTAGCTATGATCTGGTAATACGTTTCGATTAGTGGTTGCTGTAAATCATCGAGAGTACCAGTAGAGAATATAGGCTGTATGGTTGCATACATCTGCTTTTCGTATTTATCGAGATCAGATAGCTTTATAGCCTTATGGGAGTGGGTACCAGCTACTTCATTGATCTTCTGCGCTATCTTCTTCGTCTGTATCAGTTTTGTTGGTTTCTTCTGTTTCATCTGATACCTCTTCCCCTTCTGTATCATCTTCTGTCATCTCTTTATCAGTATCATCTTCTTTATCATCATACATCTTTGCATAATCAAATACAGCCTTAAGAGCTTCAATGCTAGACTGTAGTGATCGCATAGTAGTTTGATAACCCTCGATTACCTCTGACTGATCTACTGCGTTAGATGCTAGCATATCTGTATCTACTTCTATGCCAACAATAGCAAGTGCAGCATTGACAGGTACTCCCATTGCTACATATCGGTCTACTACTTTAGCTTTAGCATACATCTCGATAACATCTGTTGGTAGGTCTACCGTTGACAGGTTATCTATTCGGGTGTTTACTTCTGCGATCTTCTCTGCTAACATTGCTAAAGCGCTGTCTATCTGCAATGTATATTCATCTTCCATTTATTGCCTCTCTCGCTGATTGTGTGAGTGCATAATAAAATACCTGACTACAATCACTTAGTGTATATTGTGTACTAAGTATTACAATCAGGTATTTAGTAATCTTATAAACTAATGCCTACGGCTATATACTGACTAGGATAAACTCTTAATTGCTTTAAGAAACTTAGAAGGATATGGCAAGCGTATAGATTTACTGACATTCTCTTCTGGTTCAGGTTTCTCTATTGGCATCGTTACAGGTTCCGCTGTAGGATTATCTTCTATAGGCTCATAATCTAACATAGCACGTGCTTCATTCTGTAGCAAAATATCTTTACCTTTAATCAATGTTGCTAGTGCCTGTGCTTTCTCTAATTCCTGTTGCTGGTATACTTCTAGCTTCTTAGGTTCAGGTATAAATTCTAAACTATAGGGTGCTAGCAATTGCATATTTATCTGCTCAAAGATGAATTCTGTTTCAGGTATAATTGTATGTGTATAGAAGTTGATCCTATCTGACAAAGATGTAGCATAGTTTGCAGCATCAGCACTTACTAAGCTATGGGGTATCCCTAACGCTGCACAGATATGTTTCTCTCTACGTTCGGTTATATCGTTATCCTTTAGCTCTTCAATGCCAGCACCTATAACAATAGGCTCAACCTTACTAGACAGTACAGCAGTAGTCCAGGCATTACGAATACCTGATAGCATTGACTGAAACCAGTTAGTTAGCTCGTCTTTATGCTTTTGTGTTGGGTTACCTTCTACCGATAGCACAGTAGCTTTAATAGCACCCCTATCAAAGTAACCACTAGCAAAGCGATCTATACCGTATAGTGTAGCCGCGCTATTAGCTGCTACATAAGCGGGAGCTACACCATACCAACCTTCTGAACCTACAGACGGAAGTTCAAAAGATACTAATTCATCTGGCTGGAATTGTATATGCCTACCACTATAAACACTATCTATACCCGCCCAATAATCATAGCGAACTAAACCCTTACCAGACTGATAGAAAGGCTGTACTAATGTTGGCAGTAACCACACAGGTACGGGTATTCTATTTTCAATATCTTTTGTCCAGTATGCCCTACCATATAGACATATAGCCGCTTCAGTTCGGTATATGAGCTTGTGTACATTATCTATAATCGGTTTATAGATCGTGTTATCGGTAACATCAGTACCATTGCGTTCTACTCGATAGGGCATAGCAGCTATAGTCTTTGCTCTAATGTCTATAGCTCGATACAAGTATGGTACTGATGTATATAGTTTATATGTATCAGATAGACTATTTGACGATACTGATCTCCACAAATAGTCATCATCTGTATACGTCTTTTTACCGTCAAATAGTCTAAATTTCATTAAAAGTATTCCTTGATTAGTGTTTGAATATAGTTTACCCGTGTAGCAAGCCAGGCACGATCATACGTTGTATCGTCAGAGATATTAGTATCAGCAAGTTCTGCAATACCAACCAGGATATCTCGCATACTAGCACCGTCACTAACCCCTGCCATAGTAGACCTTGCAGGATCATCTGCTGCTGCTGCAAGGTTGTTACCTTTTACCCGAAAGGTATCAATTGCCTGTACCAATTGCTTACGGGCTGTGCTTACATCTGCCGCCAACGGTTTATTTGCAGTTACAATATTTTGTGTAGCCATTATGTGTTATCTCCATTTTTTACCTATACAAAGGGGTATGTTAAACCACTACCACTATTGTACAATTGTGTTATTTCTGATGACGTTAGTTCACGGTTCCAGATACCAAACTCGTCTATTCGAGTCCCGCTAACTAAAAGATTATCTACTCCCCCTGCTGCAGCTCCTAGTACCCGTTGCCCGCTATACGATGCAAGTACGGATGCAGTCGTTGTTCTGTCAAGGGTGGCGTTTAGATATATGTTTAACGCCCCGGTTGAACTTAATGTGAAAGCTATATGTGTCCACGTGTTCAAGGCAACGTCACTTGTAGAACGTACCCAGCCTGTCCCAGACCCTGACCACCATTGCCATTTATTTATATTAATAATGGCAATACCAACACCATACCCAGGAAAAGGCGATATGCTGCTATAGCCTGTAAAGATATTTTGTCTTTGCGCCCTATCCACGGCATATACCCAGCCAGCAATACTGATAGCTCCGGTAATGTTCAATGAGGAATTGGTTACAGTAAAATAATTGCTGCCATCAAAACTAGCAGCATTACTTATCTTGCCCGTCGCAAACCCTACACTGTTGTTATCGGTCAGGTCATTATTATTAGCTGTACTATCGAAACGTGTACCTGATGTTTCGTCTAGTTTCCAATAAGCTACTAAGTTATTAAGTAAAGGATTACCAGAAGGTATAAAAAGTATATTCTTAATCATTTATACCTCCTAGTCTAGCTCTTCAGTATACTCTATAGTCAGGCTCATATCTTCACAACTGCTATTTGAACTAACCGTCAGTACAATATCATCTCCACTACTAGCAGTATTTGACGTGCTATGTGTTTGTACATCTTCTGTACTAGAAACACTATTCGCGGTACCACCTAAAGCAGTAGTATTGATCTTAACTGTAGCAGTACACGTACCACTAGCTGACCTCGTTGTAACCTTTGTAATCGTTATCGCTTTAGGTATATTAAGCAATAGCCTGTAGTCTTTATCGCCAGGGCTTTCAATGAATACACTGGCGCTATATGTCTGTGTACGATCATCAGCTATAAACTTATTCAGTGTACCAGCGTTAGTCTTTGTACCACTAGCAGTACAACCTATAATATCTAGTGTTGCCCCACTAGCAATATTCCAAGCGGTATCTGCTACTATCTCATTGCAAACAAGGTGCAATGTACCTGCATCTATATCTAAAGCAACCGTACCAGTACGTGTACCCAATTCTAGTATATGCTGTATTGTAGCTACACCATTTTCCCCTGCTACAGACTGGTGTATACCTACTGCATTATCACTATTAAGGTATAGATCATCCCCGGTTACGTGATAATGT